CGAATCAGTATCACAAATTCTATGGAAACCTACAAATTACGGAGCATTTCTCAATAAAAGCCCATTAGCAATGAATTCGTTAATCCTATGGCGTACAGTCATTGTACCCGCTTTCACCGTTTTATCCCCGCTTATTGCCGTAGTTATCCCATTCTTCCTACTACGTTTCCTACGCCCCGAATTAAAGTTTAGTACCGATGAATATATGGTGCGAGTTAGACAAGTTCTTTTACAACAAATTACTATCCCATCGTTTTTAAGGTCACGTCACGAAGGGGACCGTCTAGGATTTATCTTTGAGTCGCTTTTTATCGGACTCACACTTGCTATGTTTGTTAGTGGAATCTGGTCACAAATTACAACCGCTATTCATACACGCACTATTTGGTTCGACTTGGACGAACGGGGAAACCATATACAACATATGTATTCGGTTGCCAAAGACGCCCTTAATAGTCTCAAAACCTTATCGCCTAAAGCTCAACGGGCAGCTGCGCGACTTATTGATAGCGGTGAAGCCGCAATTTTAGGTTGTAAAGAACTTGATGGACTAGATGGTGTTGCTACCTTTGGCTGTGTATGGAATCATTCCGAACATGTCAAAATACTCAAAACGTGGATAGCCGAACTTGACTGCTATTCAGCTATTGCCAGTCTTGAAAATATCTGCTTTCCTACAATTCGTAAAACAGTCGGACTAAAACTCACCGGTGTCCATCACCCATTCGTAAAAGGCTGTATTAGCAACAATTACTCAACAGAGGGTCATTCCATTCTTACCGGTCCCAATCGTGGCGGAAAGTCCACATACTGTAAATCTATCGGATTGGCAATTGTAACGGCGCAGACCTGGGGATTTGCGTGGGCTAGTCAAATGTCCTTCTCACCATTCGCCACAATTGTAACGGCTTTGGAACCTGCCGGTTTACTAGGCTCAATGTCAACCTTTGAGGCGGAAATTGAATTTGCCAAATCGGTTCTTGCCGCTTCAGGGTTACCGATGTTTGTCATGATGGACGAAATCTTCCACTCCACAAACGCCGGTGATGGATTGGAGGCAAGTCGTGTATTTATGCGACAGCTCTACGAACGTAAGCAGGTAATTTCAATGATTTCCACACACTACAAAGACCTAGCAGAATCATTTGGTGAATTGGCTACGGCAATACAAATGGAGGCGACTAATGGTACAAATGGTTCACTCGTCTATAGCTATAAAGTAGCGCCTGGCATTTCTGACAAGAGTAGTGTAATGGAGATTCTACAGGAACGTGGTTTGTTGCCTGCGTAGATGCCCGGCGTTTTTTGCGGTCAAATTATACAAGAAAGATTGCCCCCTGAAGCAGAGACAAAATGAATCTGTCGGATACGTTCTATGTAGCCCTATGTATGACTGTATTAATTTTGGGTGCCGTCTATTGGTTCTGGACACAAAATCAGTTTATGCTCCGCAAACTCAATCTACTTGAAAATATCGTTTACGAGATGAAAATGGCACTGTCAACGGGTCCGCCACAGGGCGCCCCGGCAGCCGATAATGGACCAGGTTTCGGTGGTGCCACGCCCTACGCTCCCGCCCCTGGCTCCGTAATGAGCGATGATGACGCCGAAATCCTCAATGATGACCTACACGGCGTCCTCAATGGTGGCGCTGACTCATCGTCCACGCCGTTTGTGCCCGTTTCGCAGGACTCGCCCGTCCTACAGGTCTTAGAGCAGCCTCTCTATGCGAAGGCTGACGAATCGGCGGAGCCTGACGTCGCCGCCGCCGCGCCTGTTGCCGATGACCTTCAGCCTGGTGGCGTCGGTAGTGGCGTACCCGACGTAAAGGGTAACGGCAACGGCGCCTACGACGGTATGAAGCTCTCTGAACTGCGCAAACTTGGCGAAAGCCGTGGTATTTCAGGCGCCAAGGAGATGAAGAAGCAGGCGCTTATTGATGCCCTCCGCAATTCGCCTACGATGGGAACCTTCGACCTGAACGAGGGCGTTCTTGACCTAAACTAAATATTTGTTCCTGACAGAAGAGGATGAGTAGCTTAAGCTTTGCTCCTGTCATGCCGAACCCCGCGGGTTCAGCCTGTTTTACATCCACAGACCCGCATTACTCTGAGACCGGCGCTCCCGCACGTATGGCGGATGGTCGCCTTGTCACGGACTACCGCCCACGTTGCTACCAGTACCCATTGTTGGCTGCGCAGACGTGGGGCGATAATGACGCCCGAGCCCGTATGGTTCACGGTGCCGACGAACTAATGGCGGCTGCTCGCGAGATGAATGACCGTAAAAATACGCCGACGGCGTGTGACGATACAATGGTTCCCGAACTTTACAAGCGTGTCTGTACTTGGGAGGGCTGTAAGACGATTCCTGGCAATTTCCAGGGTATCGGTACTGGTCGTATCTATGTACCCGCCGCCGCCGGCAATGCCTCGTCACCCCAGGCACTTTCCGATGAAAGTGTGCCTCAGATACCTAAGACTTGGCCTCGCCATCCGCCCCGTATGCCGTCGCAGTGTGCTGTTGACGATCCCGAGACGCAATGGCTAATTAAGGGCGATGTGGCAAACTATGGTGGCTCGGCAAAGTCGCACCCCTATTCCGCACCTCGGGCTTGAGGTTAATTAGCAACGCTTTATAGAATGGAGCATTCTGTATCCGGTAATGGTGTACAGGGAGTCGTACGACGAAATCCTGTAGACGGCAATGTAACAGTAAAAGGACAAATAACTGGTCTCGGTACTGTACCTCAGAAAATTATTTATATCGCAGCTGCGCCCGTAACGCGTGGCATCGGCTTTGCCGGTTCAGGACAGCCCTACCCGTCCAAAGAAATCGCCTACTCCAACACACCTAATACTGGGGTCGTTGATTCGCCCGATGGTACTTTTACAATTGAACTCAAGGGTATTCCTGCCGGTTATTTCAGCGGACTCGGTAGCATCTATATCCCGCCCTGTGTAGACTTTACGTCCTTTACTGCGCAAAGAAAGATGTTTCACACAACGTTGCTGATTACGGAAACGGCTGCGCCCTGGCGTTGGGGATCTGGCTCCCCTGCCACAATGAGCCCTGAGATTGACACCCCTGATTCTACCGGTCGTTCAATGTACTACTTTGGTCGTGAAGCTTTACCACTGTTTAATAATCAAGAGGCGCAATTACGTGCGCGTGGCTACCCCGGTGAAATGACGTCTCGTGGTTGGCCAGAAGCTGACGATTCAAAGCCGTGGGCACACGCGTCCCCGCCGTCTTAACCCGTTAAAAAAATTGAACCTTTTCAATAGTACTATTAGATTTGTACATTGAAAATGTCACTAGTATCCTTATGCGGTGTAGATGCCGATTACGATCGGATTGTTTCCTTCCTTTCTAGTTCTAATCATGTTGTGGTTCCCTGGGCTTCTAACATTAGTCGGTTGGTGTGTGGCGACTCTGCGGGTGGTCGGTGGAAAGTTGCCGAGGCACGGCGACTTGGTATTCCTGTGGTGACTGTGGCTTCGGTGTTGGCTATGGCGCAACGGGCTGGTGAATTATGGGTGACGCGCTACACCCCGCGGAAACTCAAGGAGATGATTGGTGGCACGGGTCCTATTACCGAATTGTCGGCGTGGCTGACGGGCTGGGGGACTGGGGGTGTGCGTGGAGCGCTTGTGACCGGACCGCCTGGTATCGGCAAGACGACCGCCGTTGGGTTGATTGTGCGCGGATGCGGGTACGATTTGGTAGAGTTCAATGCCTCTGATGAGCGCTCTGCCACCGCGGTTCGTCGGTACTTTGACGAGGCAAAACGGAGCGGGTGCTGTGGTCGGCGCCGTGTTATTGTAATGGACGAGGTGGATGGAATGAGCACTGGTGACCGTGGTGGCATTGGTGAACTCGCGCGGGTAATAGCATCATGCGTGTTTCCCATTATTTGTATTGCGAACGAACGAGGAACGCCTCGGTTGCGCCCACTTACTTCCTGCTGTCTTGATATCCGCTTTCAGCGTCCGACAAAGACAGTAATCGCTAAGGCACTGTTTGAACGGGTTGTTAAGGCGGAAAAGCTGAGTTATACAGTGGCTGCTTTAGAGGAGCTCTGTGAGCGGAACGGTAATGATATTCGCTCCGTGATTAATGCCCTTCAGTTCTCAGCTGCTTCGCTTGTTGATGGGGGGAAGGACCCGTTACAACGGGTGGATGCGTTCTCCGCCACCGGTCGGCTTATCGGTGGCGCGGACTCACGCGCCGTAAAAGATGAACTAGTATTTCTGGATTACGGTATGATTCCGCTGATGGTTGCTGAAGGGTATGTTGCCGCCGCAGGAAAACCTCGTGGCTCTGGCGCACGTCCTGACGACAAGGTCTTAATGGGGCGTTGTGCTGTTGCCGGTTCCTATCTAGGCGATTACGATATTCTTGACCGTCGTATTCGCGGGTCGCAGACCTGGTCCTTGATGCCCTACGCTGTTTCAGCAGTCGTATCAACAGCGGTTTCGGTGGAGGGCATTGCCCCCTTCCAAATCTTTCCGTCCTGGCTCGGTAAACAATCCAAGCGACTCAAGCATCGCCGTTGGTTGCGTGATATGCGCTCTCGCGGTGTGCTTTCTGGCTCTGGAGAAGGTATGCTAGATACACTTGATTGTTTGCGGACGATGTTGTTTGTAAAGGGTAAAAGTGCTACGGAGATTGTTGGACAGTTGGTGGATATTGGTGCCACACGTGACGATATGTTAGAAACGATTGTAGATATGACGTATAAGGATGATGCGGGGCGAGTGACATTAGATACAAAGACCAAGGGTGGAATTACGCGCGAATGGAAGAAAATAGAGGCAAAGATGACGGTGGGGCGGGTGAAGCCGGAGACCGCTGATTTAGATGATATAGATGACGTTGATGATAGCGATGAAGAGATAGATATGCTGTAATTTGTGTTTTATATTTTATAGTTTTATAGTTCAACAGATCGTTTTTTAAACGAAAAATTGAAAACTTGGTTTGGTTTATGTGGGCATTTACGCCATGCGGAAGCCACCCGCCAGCTGCGAGCCGAGCGCCAATCCCGCACCCTGGCGGGACGTGAGTCCGACCGAGGGCGACAGGAGGTCCAGGATGGCGAAGACAACCGCAGCCGTCGTGGCAATCACGGCGATCTCCTCCAGCTGGGGGACCTTGCGGGGGATGATGACCATCGCTACCGCAACGGCTAGACCCTCGAGGAAATACTTGACAGCGCGAGTTAGGAGTTCAGTTCCGTTAAAGCCGTCCATTTGTTCTTATACTCCGGGCAAGGAAAAAAAGTGGCGATGGTTGCGTTAAAGTTTAAAGATATAATTCATTCAATGCTCTAGAAACTATGGCGGACACAACAGAAACTGAGCAGAAGGAAGTTTTTCTCGAGGCGGATAAGGAAATTCCGGGACAGCACTATGTGGCACTCAGCTTTATTAGTCCGCAGAAGGTACTAAAGAATAAGGACCTGTTCTTTTTTGGCGAGTTTCTAAAGGATTATGATATGCAGTACAAGGTAAAGTCCACCGAGGGATTTGTAATGTCTGAGGTACAGAAGGTTCAGGAGGCTGCATCAAAGGTTCAGGATGTTGTTGAGAATGCTATTCTCAAGAAGAACGCCCTTAAGGTGGGAGACCTCAGCGGTGCGCTCCAACTCATTGAGGACCTCAGCGGTGCCCTTCAGACCATCAAGGATGTTCGCCGTACGTTAACAAGTGATATTGCCGAGGATATGAGCACCTATGTCAAGGCGAAGGTTGCTGATTTCCGTGAGTCAGCCATTAAGGAGGAGTACGAGACGTTTCTTTTCAAGAACAGGAAGCGTATGGATGATGAGTTCTTTGCGAAGAACGACTTCCGTACGACGGTTCAGGGAGTGAAGGTTCGTGGTGTCTACGATACGTACAACGAGGCGATTCACCGTTGTAAGACGCTACAGAAGATTGACCCTTCCTTCAACGTCTATGTCGGTCAGGTCGGTTTCTGGCTTCCCTGGGATCCTGAGCCGCACGATATTAGCGACCAGGAGTATGCCGATGACCAGCTCAACACCCTCATGAAGAAGTACAAGGAGAACGAGAAGACGCGCGACGAGCTATACCAAGAGCACAAGGTTCTACGTATGGGCGAGGCGAAGACGAAGAAGCCGGTCATTGGTGCCAGTGTCAAGGATGAGTCCAAGCCGACAAAGGATATGTTTGCCGACGAGGACCCGTTCATGAAGCGTAAGCGTGAACAGGCGGAAGCGGCTGCGGCAGCTGTCACGGCGTCCGTGATGAAGTCCGTGGATGCCGGTGTGGCTGCGTTAGCTGCGGGTGCCCCTGCCGAAAATACTCTTACGATGTAAATGAGTTGTCCGTATAAACACCTTCTTGGCGTCCCTGGAGAAGGCTTTCATTCAACGCGTATTTTTGGATATGCGTTGAATGATACACTAGCAACGATTGTTTTAGCATTTGTAACCGCTTATTTACTCAAATTACCATTTCTAGGTGTTTTAGTATTTTGGCTTGTGTTAGGTGAAATTTTACACTACGCATTTGGTACACAAACGGCATTTCTGACATCTATTGGGGTTCAAGTACCGTGTACGTAAAAATCTTTCGTGCTTGTAGAAACAGCTATGCACAGCTACCTAATGAGTGCTTTCCTTGCTGTATTATTTATTCTCCTTACGCCCGGTGTACTACTAACCATTCCTCCCAAGGGTTCTAAGATTATTGTTGCCGCGGTTATCCACGGTATAATCTTTGCCCTTATTTACCACTTCACGCACAAGACGGTCTGGAAGTGGACGCGTAAGTATGAGGGATTTGCTAACAAGCCTGTACCCATAACTAGCAAATTAAGCCAAGGCTTTGAGAATCCTCCTAAGGAATTAAAAAAGATTGCAGAATCGTTAGGCTTTAACTTAACATCTAAATAAACTTCAACGCTTTTAGAGAATGATTGCCTTTATAGTATTCCTCTTTGTCGTACTGACGCCAGGAGTAATTCTAACTTTGCCACCCAACGGTTCTAAGACAACCGTGGCAGTTGTCCACGGTATTCTATTCGCCTTCATATACTATTTTTACTTGACAAAACTCGAGCGATTTACAGATGTGGGTCCTAATGCCGATGTTGCTATCAAAGGATATCAAGATATCTATACTAAAATTGCCACTGTCGGCAACCCTAAAGCTAAACCAGTTTCCGGATAAACTTCATCATAAATAGAAAGATGTTCAGTTATTTGATGACTGCCTTTACAACTCTACTTTTTGTCGTTCTTACCCCAGGAATTCTACTCACCATACCACCCAACAGCTCTAAAATTATTGTTGCGGTTGTACACGGAATTGTATTTTCCCTAGTCTACCACTTTACCCACAAGGCGGTCTTAGATTTGACACGTAAATACGAGGGATTCCAGTCGGTTTGTAGCACTGAGCACCCCGATGGTATTTGCCCTGCGAATTACTCGTGTAATGCGGGTTGTTGTGTCAGCAAATTCCGTTAATTGTAAAAAAAATGATTGAGGTTTTCTGAATTTCTAACAAGGTATACCACTATGCTAGTGCTTTACCTAGTTCCCGAGAATGATACTGTGAAGACGATGTATACGGAAGCTGCGGTTGCGTATATGGCGAAGCCCCGCGGTGAACGCGATGCCGGTTTTGACCTTTTCTCTGTAGCTGCAACGGTGCCTGGTATGAGTCCTACGGCGGCTGGTGGCAGTAGTAGTGGCGGTGCCGCTGTGAAGGTCGGTCAGACCTGTCGCGCCGCTGTGTACGATCCTTTGCTTGGACGATTCCGTGCGTACTGGATGCTTCCCCGCTCCTCCATTTCCAAGACACCGCTACGGTTGGCGAATTCCGTGGGGTTGATTGATGCCGGTTACCGTGGTACGCTTCTTGCTATGGTCTACTCCACTGGTGCTGACTTTGCCGTTGCTGCTGGTGACCGCTACTTCCAGATTGCCGGTCCTGAACTACAGCCGTTTGAACGTATTGAAATCGTTGATGAGATTCCTGGCGGGGCGACTATCCGCGGCGCCGGTGGCATCGGTAGCACTGGTCGTAGCGGTGTGGCTGCTACCGAGTCTCAAATCAACGGTGGTGTGGATTACATCCGCTGAATTTGGTCTAAACATTTTTTAAGTTGATTTTGTAAATGGTCCAAAGAATACCAATGGAAATAGGCAATGCCCTAAGAGAACTAGCACGGCAAGATCCTTACGCCGCGCCTGGCTACTTATGGAAAAATCCTTATAATCCTCGGTCCACAGGACGGCGTTGGACTCCGCGGACATTAGAATTCTTTCAGCGGTGGCAACAATATGAACGACAGAATCTTGATGAGTTGGCTGCTCAGGGCGCTGCGACTATTACTAATACTTATTTACCTGAAGAACCGGTCCCTTTGTTGCCGCTCCCGTCGTCAACATAGGCATCCCCGTATCTCCTGCCTGTTCCGCCAACTCCTTCTGTCGCTCGTACTCCGCCGACCGCACCCAATGGTCCCGCGACCCAATCTTAAAATCAGGATGGGGTTGCGCCTTGTACCAGAACACACAATCCTCAATCTTATTCGTATGCGCACCGTTGTGAATTACTAAACACTCGTAATCCTCGGTACACTGGTCCATAATCTGGCAGAACAGCTCAAAGGTTGGAAAAATACCGGCAAACTGCTCGTAAATTCTACGACGGGCTGAGACCTGATTCTCTCGCAGAATAAATACGTAATCCACCTGTCCTCGTAGGACTGGCGGAATACCCATCACGTACTGAATGGCAAGAATGTATAAGAGTCCGTAATGACGTCCGTTCATAAACAGCGAACGAATCCACTTATCGTTCACCCACTTATTATCATACAAGCAATCGTCCATAATGATAAACGCCTTGCGGTCTAGTTGCGAGGATCCACGTGCCTCCGTCTCCTTACGAATCTGCTTTGTAATCTGCTCTTGGCGCTTGAGTACATTTGATACTGTCTGCGGTACTACTTCATCGTGAATAAACAGACTCGGTACCATTGAACCATAGAAGGCGTTTGCGCCCTCAGTGCCCGAAAACACTGTACCAATAGGAAACTTCTGCTTGTACCACATCAAGTCCTTGATAAGCCAAGACTTGCCGGTTCCACGGCGTCCGATAAATAGCACAACACCGTCGTCGGGAATCATATTCATATTAAATTTGGAAAGGCGAAGATTCATTGTGGGACGGGGGGCGCCACTGCCTCCGTCGCCCCCCATGGTTGGCAGCATCGCCGTTAATCCCATACCAGGTCTCGCCGGAGCACTCATTTCTGTTGATATATACTTCTTTCATTTTTCTTTTACCGCATATCCGTGTTTCTATGCGGAAAGTCTCTTAAATTAGACCCGGCACTGGGTTTAGAAATGCCTGGTAACCGAAACAGAGGTGGTGGTCGTGGTGGTCCTCCACGTGGTCGTGGTGGTCCTGCCCGTGGTGGTCGCGGTGCTGCTAACGGTAGTGGTGCTAACAATAGTGGGGCTACGGCGGGTCGTGGCGGAGCCCGTGTAGCACGACCCTTTGTTACCGAACTACCCGCCAGTCTAACTCTTTCTGGCTCCCCTAACGAATTGCCTACTGTAATTCGTGAGGCAATGACCGAATTTAAGAAACCTCAGGCGTACTTTTCTGCTCTTGAGAAGCTACAACCGTCGTTTGAATCCTCTATTCACGGTTATCAGTCCTGTTGGCTCGGTATATCCGGTGAAACAATAAGCGGTGTGGAGCGCCAATCTGAGTCTAGTTTTGAGGGAGCACTTATTATGACCGATGGGGTCAAGCGTGATATCTTCATCAAGCGTATTCACTTAGTTGACCCTCTTGCCGCCATGGAAGGAATGTACGTTTTGCCCGAAGATGGTGCTCTTGCCGCTCCCAGTGAACTATGGAAAAATACCCTAATGAAAATCAATCACCCGCTCAATGAAGCGTATGTTGACTGTCTTTTTGCGTTGTATGCCTCCAAGTTTGTCGAAAGCCGTATTTCACCGCATTGGTGCCGTTGCTACGGTACCTTTTCTGCTCGTGTAGATACCTACGTATACAATATTTCAGAGGAATACGATTCTCTCCGTCGTAAACCCTGGTGGAAAACCAATCAACGCCTTGGACTCTTCAAATACCAGGAGAACGACGAAACTCCCAAAAAGTCTCTAGAATCGCTATTTACACAGCCTGGCGAGGCATTATCTCTAGACGATTTTGTATCGGTTGATGCCGAAATGGGGGTGCCTGTATCTCTAACAAATGATATAATGGTCAGCGAGGAGGAGCCGGTTACAACAAGCGAGGTGCCGGTCAAGCTGACGAATCCTAAACTGCGCCTTAAGCGTATGTCCGATTCCGAATCTGGCTCTGGCTCCGAGTCTGGCTCTGGCTCTGGGTCTTACGAAAGTGACGAAAGCGAAGAACTGGTTGAATTTTACAATTTCCCTGTACAGGTTTCGCTACTTGAGAAAGCCGACGGTACAATGGATACTCTTCTAGACGACGAGGACGACGATGACGCCTCAATGTTGGAGACCAAGGACTTGCGTTGGGCAGCGTGGCTCTTTCAGGTTATTGCCGGTCTTGTGGTCGCCCAGCACTACTTCGGCTTTGTCCACAACGACTTACACACCAATAATATTATGTGGAACGGCACCGGTGTGACCGATATTTACTACCGTGTCATTAAGGGCAAAGAGTCCTGGTATATGAAGGTACCTACGTACGGACGTCTAATGAAGATTATTGATTTTGGTCGTGCGTCGTTCACGGTTCCTGGCTGTGGCTTCTTCATTTCTGATGCGTTTTTCCCTGGCAATGACGCCGCCACCCAGTACAATTGTGAACCCTTTTACGAGATGGGCGAAGGGAAGAAAGTAGAGCCCAATACGTCGTTTGACTTATGCCGTCTTGCTGTATCATTGCTTGAATCACTCTTTCCGGACCGCCCCGCTAATGCTACGCCTGTCAAGATTATGTCGCGCGAAGGCTCCAAACTCTACCCCGAAACGGTCAGCCCTGTCTACAATATGCTATGGGAGTGGCTAACCGATGACAACGGCAAGAACGTGCTTCGCACACCTGCCGGCGAAGAGCGCTATCCTGATTTTGACCTTTATCGTGCTCTTGCCGCGGAAGTTCACAGTGCCGTACCCAAGGTACAAGTGGAAAAGGCACTGTTTGCCCAATTCCGCTGTTCCGCCAAAGAAATTCCCGCAGATACCCAAGTTTATGAATTGATTTTAGCCCCTTAATAACAGAGAATGAACCAGTATTGGAAAGCGAAGACATATATGATCGCCATGGTTCTATTGATTGTTGGCGGTCTCAATTGGGGCGTCAAGAGTTTTACTGGTAAGGACTTTGTTACATATGTCACCGGTCGTAATGTTATCCTTGCAAATCTTATTTTCGCCGCCGTCGGCGTTGCCGCCCTTTTCATCGGTCTACGCCGTGATAGCTATTTACCCTTCCTTGGCAAGTCGCTCATTCCTTGCGAAGTTCTAGAAGTCAAGGTTCCCGAGAATGCTGATATTTCTAAAGAAGTCATTGTCGGCCCCGGCACGAAAGTGCTCTACTGGGCTGCTGAGCCGACAAACAAGGACCTACACGAGCTGAACGATTGGCAACACGCCTACCTTGCCTACCGCAATGCCGGTGTAGCGATTGGTGATAAGTCTGGTATTGCTACGCTCAAGGTACGTAAGCCTCAGCCGTATAAGGTGCCGATTAAGGGTAATCTCTCGCCCCACATTCACTACCGTAAGTGTATGGGAGCCGGACTTATTGGACGTGTCCACACGGTTGCTTTGGATTCCAAGGAGTTTTTTGAGAACTACGTGGAGATGCAGGAGTCTCTGGAGCCCGTCACGGAGAAGTCGGCGTTTAACTACGTCAAGCCGGCGGAGGCTCTTGCCGAGGCACGGCAGGTGACCCTTAATACCCTAAACCGTTCCTTGATGCCCCAGGGCGGTGCGCCCGACGAGGGCATACTCACAGCCGGTACGCCGATTGATAACGCTTTTACAGCTGTAAATTCACCGCTTGTTGGTGCGTCGCTAGATGTAGCATTTACCGGCAAGGGAATCTAATCCGGCGCGGATTTTTCTATTTAAAAAAACAAATTGTTTTATTAAATATACGATGTCGGTTGTACCCAATAAGGCTCCGACTATTAATGTAAATTGGACACTTGCCCAAACCCCTAACTATGCTAATAATTTATCATTAGCAATTTATTCTGATGGAATTTTTGTTGTATTTGGTACAAATAACGGAGCGGCGCCTACCGCATCAGGTTCTACATACTATTCAACAAATGGTGGGGTAAGTTACACTGTAACAACAACGGGTAGTGGTCCAGGAACAAACCCAATTAATGGTGTGGCCGTTTTTTTCTCTGGCAGTTCTTATCGTTATTATGCTGTTTCACCAGGAGTTGGACTTTTTAGATATGTAGTCTCAACTACTACTTGGAGTGCACAACTTATAAGTAGCGTTAGCAATACTGACCAATTTACAAGTGTTGCCACTAGTGCGGATGGACTTTCTATATTTGTGGCATCTGGTTCTTCTGGTACTGGGACTTTAACATATAGTACACCAGTTAGTGCCGGTTGGGTCAGTAGCCCTCGTCTTGTTGATACAACAACAATAATTACTGGTACGAGTATAACATCAATCTGCTGTGATTCAACTGGAACATATGTATTTTTTGTATCTACTGGTGGTGGTGGTGCTAACCTAGGAGCTGGTATTTATTCTTCGGCTAGTACGGGAGCATCAAATTATTGGACTCGCACTGTTGCAAGTACTGCATTTTCATATGTAAGTTGTAGCGCAAACGGCAGTGTTGTTCTTGCTGTAGGAACAGGCGGAATTTATCTGTCAACCAATGGCAATTCAATATCGTCGGGCTCAGGTGGAACAGCAGTATCCGGCGCTACATTTGCTTCTGTATTTTCTGGCACTCCTTCTGGTACTGTAAGTAGTTCTTCTGTAAGCCAAGATGGCACAAAACTATATTTTACTACATCGGGTAGTGGTGGTGCCATATACTACTCGCCCAATTTGGGCACCAGCTGGCGAATTATTCCATTTATGCCTAATACAATAACAGGAGCATATAACTTAGCATTAAGACCAGATGGGTACCCTGTTGCTTTAGTTGATAATAGTTATAATGTTGATTACGGCACAACCACAGTCCTCTGCTTCAAGGAGGGTACCAAGATTCTTTGCTTTGTAGACGGCAAGGAAACATATCTGCCCGTAGAAACCTTGAAGCCTGGCAGTTTTGTCAAGACCTACTTACACGGCTACAAGGCGATTGAATCCATCGGCTCGTCCAAGATTTACAACCCCGCGAACACATTACGTGGCAAGAACCGCCTTTATGTATGTAAGAAGGAAAAGTATCCTGAGGTGACTGAGGACCTGGTAATCACTGGTTGCCACTCTATTCTTGTAGACAGCATTGACAAAAAACAGGAGGATGATATTCGTGAACTAGCCGGCGATATCTATGTCACTGATAAGAAGTACCGCCTTATGGCGTGTTTGGACGACCGCGCTGAAACCTACAGTGAAGAGGGGGTCCATAAGATCTGGCACTTCGCATTAGCAAACAAGGACTACTATATGAATTACGGCGTGTACGCGAATGGTCTGCTGGTAGAAAGCACCAGCCGTCGTATGATGAAGGAACTGTCCGGTATGGAATTGGTGTAAATTGCGGATTTTTCTATTTAAGAAAACATAGTGTTTTATTAAATATACAATGTCGGTTGTACCCAATAAGGCTCCGACTGTTTATGTAAATTGGGTAGAAGCCTCAACTGAAGCTATTAATAGTGCTTCATCATTATCAATTTATTCTAATGGAATTTTTGTTGTATTTGGTACAAATGACCTCCAGGTCGCCCCAGTAGGTTCTACATTCTATTCAACAAATGGTGGGGTAAGTTATACATCACCAGCAGGTGGTCCAGGAACAAACCCAATAAATGGTGTGGCCGTTTTTTTCTCTGGCAGTTCTTATCGTTATTATGCTGTTTCACCAGGATTTGGACTTTTTAGATATGTAGTTGGAACTGGTTGGAGTGGAGAACTTATAACTGGTGTTAGCGATACTGACCAATTTACAAGTGTTGCCACTAGTGCGACTGGAAGTTCTATATTTATAACATCAACTACTGATGATAGTGGTGTAGGCACTATAACATATAGTTTAGATAGTGGTTCTAGCTGGTTAAATTCACCTCGGCTAGATGACGGTCCAGCACCGGATCCAGGCACTACAATCACAGCTATGACTATAACATCAATTTGCTGTGATTCTACAGGAACATATGTATTTTTTGTGTCTACTGGTGGCAGTGATCCAGGATCTGGTATTTTTTCTTCAGCTAGTGGAGGAGCAACAAATTACTGGCATCAGTGTTCAAATGATGTATTTTCTAAAATAAGTTGTAGCGCAAACGGCAATGTTGTTCTTGCTGTAGGAACAGGTGGAATATATCTATCAACTAATGGTAATTCAAAAACAGGCTCAGGAGCAACAGCACTATCCACCGCTACATTTGCTTCTGTATTTTCTGACACTACTCCTGCTAACATAACTAGTTCTTCTGTAAGCCAAGATGGCACAAAATTATATTTTACTACATTCGACGCCGATGGTATATATTACTCACCTGATTTAGGCACCACCTGGCGAATTATTCCATTTATGCCTAATACAATATCTGAAGGATATAACTTAGCATTAAGACCAAACGGATACCCTGTTGTATTACTGGCTAAAGGCATTACTGTCGGGTACGGCACAACCACAGTCCTCTGCTTCAAGGAGGGTACCAAGATCCTTTGCTTTGTAGACGGCAAGGAAACATATTTACCCGTAGAAACGTTGAAGCCTGGCACCTTTGTTAAAACCTACCTACACGGCTATAAGGCAATTGATATGATAGGCTCGTCCAAGATTTACAATCCTGCGCATACCTTACGTAGCAAGAATCGCCTTTATGTATGTAAGAAGGAAAAGTACCCTGAAGTGACTGAGGACCTAATCATTACCGGTTGCCACTCTATTCTTGTAGACAGCATCACCAAAAAACAGGAGGATGATATTCGTGAACTAACAGGACATATTTACGCTACTGATAGACTATGTCGTTTGGCAGCGTGTCTAGACGACCGTGCGGAGCCGTACACCGAAGAAGGCGTTCATACCATCTGGCACTTTGCCCTTGCGCACAAAGACTACTACATGAATTACGGCGTGTACGCGAATGGTCTGCTGGTAGAAAGCACCAGCCGTCGTATGATGAAGGAGTTGTCCGGTATGGAGTTAGTGTAACATTTCAGTATATGCTTGTAGCATATTATGAATCGTGTTGAAAGGTGTTTACAGGTCCGTGGGGACGTTGCGGTTGCCACCGCGCGTGGCAATAAAGTCACGCTGCTTTGCCGTTGTACAGACGCAACCGCCACCGCAGCTAAACGAGGCAGGGCAGCACTCAGGTTTGCACTGGTTGTTCTTGAACATAAAGAGATTGTCGGGACCGATCTCAACCTCGGGACCCAGCAAAGGCTCATTCGGCGCCGGTCCGCGCCAGTTGGACAGACCATTTGCCGGCTTCTTCACAACATTGTCGTATGTGCCAATCGCCTGGTAGTTGTCACCTGTGGGCGCCGCATTGTCCAGCATGTAATCTACGAATCCCTCAGAACCGATAGGGTAGTTTGTGAATCCGTGGACCATCAGGAGATTTGCTAGGAGGAGCAGACCCAACATCACGAGCACGAATGTAATTCTCGGAGACATTTGCTTTAGTTATGGATTAGATTTTCTCCGCTAAGGTTTCTAGGACCCAGTCGTATGTTTTGGAAATATCTGAACTTCCAACATCAGTAAAGTCACGAACCTCGATAAACTGTCCGCCCTCAATCACTGTAAACGTACCGGACTCCGTAAACAGCTGGTACCACTCCTGGCGGAGTAAGGACTCCTGGCGGAGTAAGGACTCCTGGCGGAGTAAGGACTCTTCCTCGGCATGTTTCGTTCCGCATAAACTATGCTGTTGTAGCCAAGTGCCGCCGACCTTTGTCCAATTACCGGACGACATATACGATGTTTCGCTCAACTGAACAGCGTTAACAACCTCCTCTGGTGCTAGACGCACAGTACCGCGCACCGTTGTTTGCTTACCGTCGGCATCAATGATTTTACATCCGGGAACTATTCCACGGATTTCAGCAGGTCCTAACGGCGTCATAACGTGGGTTTTGCCCGTAAATCCCGCCTCCGATGTAAGACAGTATGGGCTCGGCTCCAGATAAATCTGGTTCGGGTTGAGTAGTCCAAATACTTGCTTATTCCACATCTTGAGCTCGTCCATATTGTTCTCTATCTCCTCCCAATCGGCAAACTCTAGCGTACCAATCATTGACTTCACCGGAATGCGTCGTGTAGAGGTAATAAAACAGTACACCTTACGCCGTTGCTGCGGGAGTTTAACCGCATCAGGGTGGTCTTTTACAAATATCGGCTTTGTAGGGGTATGAATAATATGCGACCCGCTAACATAAACGCCGTACAAATCGTACATATCATCCGTATCCTGGTCAAATACTAAGATGCCTTGTACTGTTCCGCCGTCCACCAAGGTTTCACCCAATTTGACCAATCCAATCGGCTTCGTTTCGTCTTTGGTTTCCACCTCAGTCTCTTCATCAAAACAGAATACACCCGCTATACCGGTCATTTTGCTAGTGAAAGAAGACGGAAGTTGATTAATCATCACTACCGCCGCAATAATCAGTCCCAACACCGGCAGGAAAATGAACGGTAGCCAAATGAAAATCGCCGCAACAATAATCAAAATTGTAATAATAATATTTACAATCAAATCAAATACGCTCAGTGCGGAATAAACGGCAGATATACCTGACATAATACCCGCCACTGAAATCGCAAATGTCTTACTAATCGCCGAATTTAACTTCATAAATGTCGCACGTAAGGCAGTAAGGATTCCTTCAAAGCGCTTCATAAACACTTCAGTCATACTATTGAATTGACTAAACATCGTTTTGAGAAGTCCTCGTACGTTGAACAATCCACTCACTACCTGGTCAATAGCATCCGTAAGTAACTTAAAAATCTGCATAACCGGTTGCATAATCGTTTTCATTGTTGAATCGGCAAATGACATCAATAAATTATTAAAGTTATCAAATGCGAACTGGAGCCGGGACCGTGAATCACCGTCAGGCTTATAGAAAGGTGCTAACAAAAAGACGAACAATATATTTTTGTTATACTCCTCCCAGTGGTCAAGTACCTCTTGTTGATTTACCTTCGCAAAGAAGTAAAGTACCCCCACAAAAAGAGTAACTGTTAAACCTGCGAAAACTAACATCCTTCTTGAAATGGGTATATGATTTATACAATTTCTAGAACCGTACTAGAATGGCTGTAACACGTAAACACCGTGGGTATATCCGCCGTGTTGCGTATACACGCAAGTTAAAGAACGGTCGGCGTATACGGGTTCATGCTGCGTTAATTAAAGACGTCGGTCGTCCTGGTAAAGGATATCGTGGATCCGATGGGAACCCCGGTATAGGTCCATTACGTGAAGGTGAACTTTCACAGTTCGGTTACTCCAACGTAGTCAAGACATCAGCAAAGACTCGTCGCAATGCGTTAAAGAAGGCGGTGAAGAAGTACGGTTCCCTTTCAGTTCGCCGTAAGCTCCAGGCGGTTGCCACCTACACCAAAAATACATCGCCTGTAGCCAGTAAGATATTCAAATCTGATATTGCCTGGATTAAACGTACGTTAGCTTAATGTATTTAAATCTATAGAAATCGTAGGAATGGGTGGTTTTTTCTCTATTAACAGTTGGAATGATGTAGATACAGATACAGCAGCTGTAGCCCCGACGGCATCACCGGCTGGTAATAATAAACCAAAGCCGGCAAACGCACCGGCAAATGGAGCTAAGTCCAATAAAAGTAATACGTCCAGCGATCCAAAACCTCCTGACGCTTCTAACAATAAGCCAAAGAAGGGTCGCGTAGCAAGGCGGACTTATAAGAAACGGCGGGGTTGAAACACCCAAGTAAAATCACGGTGTTCAACAGAGGGGTTTTTCATGGAACCATCCGAGTTTGAAAAATACGTTGCGTGGAAAGAGGGTTATACAACAACTATAATCGTCTTTGTGCTAGTTACCATAGTACAGTTTATCCTAGTGTTTGTAGCATTACAGTTTACGAATCTAGCGGATATTAAAAAGAATTTTGGAAAATACCGATGTAATCCGGTATTTATGCCGTTTGTCGGCAATTTCGGTTACAACCCTGGCGAAAATTTCAATTTCTGTGTCCAAAACATTTTCAATTTCAAAGCCGCTGAAGTGTTTGCCCCCATTTACGGTATCTTAGGCACGTTTCAGAAAGTCATTATGACTGTCGTCAATTCGGCAATGAGTATCCGTGGTATGTTTTCCAAATTTTTAGGAGGCGTGGAAAGCTTCATTGCCAGTGTGCGCAATAAGATTCAGTTTCTGTTGAACAATGTTCGTATGAGTTTCATTCGTATCTTGAATTTGATGGGTAAAGTCTACGGCTCTATGTTTGCCGTACTTTTTATGGGTCAATCAGCAATGACCGCCGCCTTTAATCTTGCCGACAATAATCTAGTAAAGTTTATAATGGAATTCTGCTTTGCGCCCGAAACACCGGTAAAGATGGCTGACGGAACGTATAAGCCGATTAAGGATATTGTGATTGGCGATGTATTGGCTGGGGTTCCTAACAATAAGTCACCGGTTGTGACGTCGGTGTTCCGCTTTGCTGGGGACTCTACGCCGATGGTGCGCATTGGCGACGTGGTCGTCAGCTCGTCCCACTACGTATTGGCGGGGCTGTCTGGAATGGTAATGGCGGGTTCGCACCCAGAGGCACGCTGGGCACGGTCGGTTCCAGAACTTGTATGCCTGAACGTCAGCGGACACCGATTCCGCGTAGGCGTGGGTACTGGGGAGTTGCTGGTAGCTGATTACGACGAACATTCCACCGAAGATGTGGTGAGTGAAACGCAGCGTATTGCCTCAAAGGCGCTCAATGGCGCATTGGGCGGGGAGTTGCCGGTATCCGACTACAGTCTCGGCGTTGATGGGTCGTGTACGATTCATATGGCGGACGGAAGCTGGAAGCGTATGGACGCCGTTAAGATTGGAGACGTAGTAAAACACTCTGGTGAAGTGCTAGGTGTAGTATGTGAGCAGTGCCCTTCTACCCTTGTTTCCCCATCTGGTATGGTCTTTTCGGAGGCTCAACTTGTATACGACCTGGCAACAAATAAGTGGAAGCGTAGTACCAATTACTGGAAGGGTAGCTCAGCAGCTGGCACTCAGAATCTCTATAACATAATTACAAGGTCATCAAGTGTAATTCACGTTCGTAATGGTGAGAACACGGAGTTTATTCGTGACTACCGTGAAGTCCCATTGCCCGAAATGGAATCCGCATATGAGAAAGAATTTCTAATGGCTCATTAAATATGTCAGTTCCGTCACAAGCTCCGCCGTACTACGGGTCAACTCAGACATACATCTATTACCCAGACCCTGCGTTGCCTTTGTCTACGATAAACTTCTGCTCTCAAGATTGCTCCGTGTTATTATTCCGCAAACAGCCTAATGATCGTTCAGCATCCGATAGCGTCTCGTTCAATTCCGGCAAGACGCTATATTCTTCAGAATCGAACAACTACAATGTATACCAAACCGTGCCTAATGTAGGTATTGTATATACAAGTGCTCCCGGTAGCGGTACACCGTTTCCTACGTTTCGTTCCCACACGGACTATATCAAATACAAGCGTATGCAAACATTGCTCACCAGAAATTACACGACTGATACACAGCCTTGATTTTGTGGCTTTGAAAAAAATTGAGTCCCTACGTTTATTTATTTGAATGCGCACACAATGCCCGTTCAAGTAGATGCCGCCTATTACGCAAGTGATCTTGTTGTACGTATACTGCCCACACGTGGGGTTGATACTGTAGCGCGGACGCCCTACCACATCGCTCTTCTTCTAGATACCAGCGGAAGTATGGAGGGTGCCCCACTTGCCGCCGTGATTCGCACCCTACACCTCCTTATTGACCGTATGGAAGAGATGGATATGCTTACTCTTATCCAGTATGCCGGTTCTGCTTCCCTGCTTGTTGAGTGCGTGAATATGAATACCCGCGCGAAGACCGACATTCATCGTATGGTAGACCGGTTGACGGCTGACGGTGGTACCAATATGGAGGAGGCAATTGAGCTTCTCGGCGGGGTGTCCGAGGGATCCCCAATTGACGCCGTCTTTCTAATGACCGACGGACACGTTAACGCAGGAATTACCAACGCTACAGGGCTACTACGACTTCTTTCAGCGCGTGTAGCAGCCGGTACACCGGTTAATACGCTCGGATTCGGCACGTCGCATAACGCAGAAATGCTACGTGATATGGCAGTGCGAAGCTGTGGCTCCTATACCTACGCCGATGCCACAGAGCTCATTCCTGCCATTATTGGTGATATTGTCGGCGGTCTTATTGACATGGTCGGTTCAAACGCACGTCTTGCCGTATCGCCAGGGGGTTACTGTCTTGAACTTGGTGTAGACGTCTCACGCCCTGAAGTATATAACGTTGGACCGCTCATTGCCAACAAGCCCCAATGGGTGGTCTTTCGTGGTCCCTTTGGTCCCCAAGGGGGACCGGTTCAGCTTATGTGGATTGAGGACGAAATTCAGCAAAGTTGTATCGTCGGGACAAATGGAGCACTAGATATGATGGAAATGGAAGAGCAGGTTCAGCGGGTTCATCTTGTCCGCACAATGACAACTGTATCCGAAATGATTGTGCGACGCGATTTTGACGGTGCTATTAATGAACTCAAGGGGGCAGAGCATCGTCTAGAGCATTCACCCGCTGTTGGTCGCTCCTTTATTCTTAGACTCCAAGCCCAGGTGGACGAAATGCTAGATGATGTTCGTCGGCAACAGGAACCGATGGTAGATACAGATATTGACATGCTAACTCGAATGGTGAGCAATGTAACGGCACTCGGCACCCAGCACGGCTTCTTCCTAAGTCGTAATACAACGGCGCAGGACCCCGATGTAATTTCCTCGCCATTTAGTACACCTCATCAGCGCCAGGCTACGGCGGATATGACCCAACGTTTTCAGGAGCCTAACTAGATGGACGCGTCCGATACAATTCGTAAACTGAAGCAGCGGGCAATCTATGTAAATCAAAATGCGCAATATATCCTAAACAATCCTAGGGGAGATTGCGTTAAACAAAGCACATGTTGCTATACTGCCAGTAGCTGTATACGTAATTTTCCCTCTTACGACAATAAATACGACTATTTTTCCGGTATGAATATTTGTAATAGCACCTGCGCGGTGATTATGCCAACCGGTTTTTCGCAGAGTTAGGTTGCTTGAGGGTATTTTTTCCTGTGCGTTGGTTAAATGTCTGACGTGATATCTGAAAAACCTCAGGCAGATCGGCTTAAGGAATCAATTGCGGTTTTGAAAAAACTCACAATTGATTTAGGCATTCCATATGCGTCCCCCGAGGTCCAAGAACTCAAGTCTCACTTTGACCTATATATCAAAGACGGTATCTGCTGGAATGGAACGGTCAGCTTTACCGCTTACGGACGAATCGCAACAGTGAATTTGCCTCGCTCCGCAAAAAAACCTATTGAAGTGACATTAAAGCAATTACGGCTACCTAAGTGATGAGGTACGGTGCCGGATTATTAACCTTAGTTGGCTCCCCCTCCATTACCTCAATAGTAAACTCTTCTAGATTGGCACCCGCCGCCTTGAGATTTTGCGCGACCTTATGCTTATAGGCAATTATAACTTCAATCGCAGTATCGACCGTATAGTGGTTATCACTAGTCGCACTGAAATCGTTTACCTGCTTACCTAGAATATAGACATTCTTGTCGTAAAAGTAAAGGTCTAGATCGTGCTTCTTAAGATGGTCCCGTAGTACATTATAGCGTACCCAAGAATCTTCTACAGACTGCCTATAGCCAAACATACTAAAGGCAGTCATTATACTAATAGCATATCCGATGTACATGGCTGGTTGTGTAAATTGATAATAAATAAAATTTGTTATCAATTTTTTAAATTAATTAATTAGAAGGATGGCATTACCGCCTCGTGGCGATTTTTCATTTGTACAAGATCCACTTTATCGCCAATTTTTTCCAGACGCATTTCATGCGATTGAATCTGTTCCAGGTGGATGGGCAGCTTTACTACCTGATCCACCTGCCCATTTAGGATTTATGTGGTCAGTTGGAGCAGCCGGCTCTGCTCGGTCTCAAATTGATGATATTATTAATCATAGTCCTATTGGTAGTACTCATAGTGGTTATAGTTATGCTACGACAATGCGCAACATGCAAGGAATAGCACGATTAGGCTGGAATGCATGGGTACAAACATATATAAATCGGTTTTTAATTCCTGTATCTGCCGCACCAGTCGCACCAGTAGCACCAGTTGGCGCACCTGTAAATACTCCATTTGATGGTCAACCTGGAGTATGCCCTATATGCTATGAACCTTACGATGAAACAACAAGAGCTGTAAACAACGGTTCAAATACAAACCCAGTCCAGTGTGGACATATGTTTCACGAAATATGTATAACTCAGTGGAGAAACTCTGGAAGAACCACATGTCCTATGTGTAGAGGAAATATAGCAAACATTCATCGCGTGAATGTTGTACCGCCACCGCCAGTAGAATCGCTTGCAGCCAGAGGTGGTGCCCGTCGCCGTAACACCTACAAGAGAAAATCAAAGCGCAATAATAAGCGCCGTTCCACATACAGACATTAGTTACTGAATAACATACCACCACGACCACCGTACACCTTAAAGATATTCCAAATCGTTATGTACGCATAGACGTTTAAATTCGGCGGGGACGTTCCGCCCCGTGCGTTATTTAGTGTAAGATATAGCTCCTTACGCGCTATCTTATCCCAATTTGCCGCCCCTTTCGGCTCATATTCCAATCGGTTATTCTTATGTCCAAACGCATAGGCATAAATATAGCGATTAATACATGCTTCTTTTACAAAATACTGTGACGGAACCACCGAACGGAAGAACGACCCGCCTTCGTGGACAAAGCGCTCATACGAATTGTAGTGAAGCGCCGCACCCTTAAGAGGCTCCGAATACGCATTATAAAATCCAGGCTGTATTTGCCAGTCATTTGCCCGATTTGGTAACAAAATGGCGTTCGGCCACCACGGAATCCTACACGGATTTACCGGCGGTGGAACACTATCAATTGGCTCAGCTACCGGTACCGCATACAAATCCCTTGTAAATAGGAAAAACGCGTTGTAGTTCGTCGCTTCAGGACGTTGTAACACCCACAACAGCTCCTTTGTTGGATTGGCGTACGGTATATCCAAATGAAACTCCGTTTGACTGAGCGTCTGCTCTACCGGCACCGCAAAGTGTTGCTGAACCTGATATGTCACTTCCGCCGTTCGGAAGGCAATTGCCTCCTGTTCCTCTAACGAAATATACTCCACCATAAGGTACGCCGATCTTGGTGAGAATCGTAACGGTAGTGTGACGCCTGGTACTAGACCACCCGTTATTGGTGTTGTCGGCGTGGCTCCCATTACGGCGTTCATTGTATACACCGGTCCTGTAGGTCCCGTAGCAGGATTTGTTTGCCAAAATGGCGACCCCGTAAATTGTAACATCGGACTATACGGCGAAGTGTACGTTGGCGTATTCTGGAGTCCAATCGTCAACGGATTTGCCCTTGCGTCCGTGTACACCAGTTGATTTACAGGACGAAACGTTACGTGAATACGCACAATATCATTTGTTAACGCCTGAATCGGCAAGGCGTGAGAATGTACACCTGGCTTGGAGAACCAAAACGGAATCGGTATATAA